GCACGGCAAAACTAATAAGGAAGCAGATCAGATTGCTACCATCAGAACCCTTATTATGTTCCAGTTGATCGTGACAAATTTTTTTATTATATCTGGAAACGTTCTATCATTTTATCGACACTTTAATGGCATACCAACTGAAAGATTACCTGTACAGCATCAACCAATCCAAGAAGAACATCCTTGACGGTGACATTGATGCGGAGAAAGGTTATCCACCTTACATCATCAACAGATGTCTCAGTTCTTTTACTGATACTATCTTGTTTGCTAATGAGTTGAATAAAAATCCTCACCTGCCAAAGAAGTTACAGTATGACTTTTTGCTAAATAGTGTGAAACCAAGGAAACGTTTCTCTCCTTGGGCAAGAAAAGATTCTATTGATTATCTTGATCTAGTCAAAGAGTATTATGGTTATAATGACGATAAAGCTCTACAGGCGCTCAGGGTTCTCACCAAGGATCAACTAGATCATATTAAAAAAGCATTGAGCAAAGGTGGTAAACATGAGCGGTGAAATCGAAGTCCAGTGGAAACAGTCGGACATGGTAGAAGTGGTTCTATCTGAACCAGATGATTTTCTTAAAGTGAGAGAAACACTGACTAGAATTGGTGTAGCATCTCGCAAAGAAAGAAAGATCTACCAATCTTGTCATATCTTGCATAAGCAAGGCAAGTATTATATTGTACATTTTAAAGAGTTGTTTGCCCTTGACGGCAAGAACACAAACTTCTCTTTGAATGATGTGCAACGTCGTAACAGAATTATTCAACTGTTAGTTGATTGGGGTCTGGTAGAAATTTGTGCAGTGGGTAAAGAAAAGATTGCTGACCTAGCACCACTAAACCAAATCAAAGTTCTCTCATATAAAGAGAAAGGTGAATGGACGCTTGAGAGCAAATACAATATTGGACGCAAAAAACAGACCACATGAACGACGTTGAAAATGTGCTAGACACTGCTTACTGTAAATGTAAGTATAGCACCATAGATAAAGGTCATGAAAAATTGCATCGTTGGAAAAACTGGGAAGCAAACACACCGTTTGCCCCAGTTTTTGATGTGCCAATATGGTTAGATGACATCAGAGAAGATGTTGTATCTGATCTTGTCAATGCAATTGAAGAGAATAATCTTGGAATGTATCGACAACTATGGGAAGACTACAATATCTTTAAGTGGGAATATCCTGCTCTGACTTCTCTTAGAGCAACTATTGCTAGGATCTATAAAGATTATATGGAAGCACTGCATCTAGATGCAGAGAGTTTAGATAGTCTATGGATCCGTGGGTGGGCGGTTGTATTAGAACCAGGAGAAGAAGTTACTCAACACTGCCATGCATATCATGAGAATACATATCTCAGTGGTAATATTTCTCTAAGTGATACTGGAACAGTAACTAACTATCTAATACCACATCTGTCTCCATACTATGGTCCATGGATGGCACAAAATAAACCAGGAAGACTTACAATGTTTCCATCGTGGGTAGAACATTATGTTGAACCTGTAGCTACAAAAAGATATAGTATCGGATTTGATTTGTTTGATTTTAATTCAATCAAATATATTTCTGATAACAGAGAACCGAACAATAAAGCACAACAAACTATCTTGCAGTCTATACCATTAGCGTAAACCGTAATGATAGCAACGGTTCTCACTACAATATAAATTTACGTTAGTCTTATAAGTATTACTGTGATGCCGCAAGGGTCACACGTACACGTCGCTTATTTAAGGACAATGGTAACATTTAATTGGGAAACATATACACCACATACTCTAGGGTTCGATGAAACATTCAGTAGACTTGAAGCTCTTGCAGGAGCAAGAGATAACTATCCTCCATACAATGTCGTTAATGGATCTGATGGTCGAACCATACTGGAAGTCGCTCTTGCAGGATTTTCAAGAGGAGATATTGAAGTGGAGACAGAACGGAATGTTCTAACAGTCTCTGCTAGGAAATCTCCACCTGATAAACAACGAGACTACCAACATAAAGGAATTTCATATAAAACATTCTCACGCAACTGGCAACTGGGAGATGATGTAGAAGTTGATAATGTGTCTTTTGAAGATGGTTTACTAACAATCACATTGAGAAAAGAACTACCAGAAAAACAGAAGCGAAAGAAGCACTTCTAAATAAAAATGACGGGCGCTTGACGGTGCCCTTTTTTGATGTTAAACTAATAGACAAATGGTCTCTAATTATGGCAGTATCAGTAGTCACACTTAAAACAGGTGACCGCGTGATCACAGAATTAAAAGAGATCTTCGATGGAGAAGGCATGAATAAAAAAGGTGTCTGCCTCCTTATGGAAGATCCATACATTTTAAATCTTGATGGCGGGACACCCCAATACTTGACAGAAGAACATGGTATGGAGTACCGTGTAAAATTCAGTAAGTGGAATCCTTATTCCTCTGACTGGCAATTCAAAGTACCATACGATTGTGTAATGACAATCAGTAATGCAGAACCAGGACTGGAACAAGCCTGGAAACAAAAACTACAACCACATGAGGAAGAAAATGGCGGAACAGACTGAGTTGAAAACTAATCATAATGTTAGAGTTGTTAATCTGACAACAGGTCAAAATGTCCTGTGCATCTTTGGTGAGATCCGCAGTGAAGATGAAGAGAAGCGTGTAGTTGGATATCGTCTCGTTTATCCATTCACCCTTTCTCTGGATACTCCTAATGAAGACGGGACTATCCCTATCCAATATGCTAGGTTCTGTCCATATTCTCCAGTGGAAGAACATCGTATGGGTGGAGAACATATCATGAGTGTCGTGTATCCTGAGAATGGTATCCTCGATAATTATGTCACCAAACTGAAAGAGTATGGTGTAGGGGAAGATCAACTATTCTTTGAGGTAGAAAATGGAAGTGAAGGCGAACCTGCTGAAACTGCAGAATGAATGGATCATCGCTCAGGTAGAACCAGCAGAGGGTGACACTTTGCCAGGTGACCCTGATGTATGGATGGTTGAACCATACGTGGTAGACTGTGAAGGTCAGATCAATCCATGGGCACCACATGCTGATGAACGTGAATTTAATGTCAGGTCTTCGGACCTGACTGTTGTGACCAACCCTAGCAAGCAACTGCTTGCTCGTTACATTGAATGTCTTGAATGAAGTTTTACACTAGTGTTGAGCAAGCAGGCAACCGTCTGCTTGTACGTGGTTATGAAAATGGCAATCGCTACAGCGTCAGGGTTCCTTTCAACCCTACGCTGTTTTTGCCTACAAAGAACTATTCAGAATGGCGTACACTAGAAGGAGACTGTGTTGAACCACATAAGTTTGGTTCTATTTCTGAAGCACGGGACTTCGTAAAACAATACAAAGAAGTTGATGACTTTGAAATATATGGTAACAGTCGTTTCCTGTATCAATACATAGCTGAGCAGCATCCAGAAGAGGAACTTAAGTTTGATGCCAGTAAGATCCGTGTATTCACAATTGACATTGAAACCGCAGCAGAAAACGGTTTTCCTGACATTGAAAGTGCTGACCAAGAAATCCTTGCCATATCCATCAAGGATAGTTTCACTGGTAGAATTACTGTGTTCGGAGCACGAGCATGGAATAACACAGACGCCATGGTGGACTACCTACATTTCAGATCAGAAGAAAGCATGTTGGGCGCATTCCTTGACTACTGGCAGGAAAATTATCCTGATGTAATCACGGGATGGAATGTTCAGTTGTTCGATATGCCTTACATTCGTAATCGTATCGATCGTGTTCTTGGTGAGAAGCACGTTAAACTACTCTCACCATGGAGACTAGTCTCTACTCGTGAGATCTATATCAAAGGTCGTAAGCAACAAGCTATCGATACCCTTGGTATTTCTACTCTTGACTATCTTGAACTGTATAAGAAGTTTACTTATACAAACCAAGAGAGTTATCGTCTTGATCATATTTGCAACGTAGAACTGGGTGAGAAGAAACTAGATCACTCTGAGTTTGATACGTTCAAAGAGTTCTACGAGAACGACTGGCAGAAGTTCATCGAGTACAACATCCATGACGTTCGTCTGGTAGACAAACTCGATGACAAGATGAAACTGATTGAACTTGCATACACCATGGCATACGATGCCAAGGTGAATTATGAAG